GGCAAATACAATATGAAAATTGTCATACCTTACAAACCTAGAGAACATCAAAAGGCTGTTCATAAGAATTTAAAAAGATTTAATGTCCTTGTCTGTCATAGACGATTTGGCAAGACTGTTCTTTGTATTAATGAACTGCTTAAAAAAGCAATGCAGAATACATTGTCAAGACCTAGATATTATTATCTAGCTCCAACCTACTCAATGGCAAAAAGAACAAGTTGGGATTATTTGAAAGAATATACGAGTGTTCTTCCAAATGTTACCTACCATGAGACGGAGCTTCGAGCCGATTTACCTAATGGTGCAAGAATACAGTTACTAGGATGTGAACGACCAGACTCCCTTCGTGGATTATACATTGACGGAGTGGTTTTAGACGAAGTGGCTCAAATGCCACCTAGACTATGGACAGAGATTATTAGACCTGCTTTATCGGATAGAGAAGGTTTTATGGTGGCGATAGGAACACCACAAGGACATAACGCATTTTTTGATCTGTATGATTATGCCAGTCATAATGAAGATTGGTATGCAGAAACATTTAAAGCCTCTGATACAAACATAATATCAGAGTTAGAACTTAACGAGGCGAAAGCCTTGATGCCAGAAGAAGTGTATGAAGCAGAGTTTGAATGCTCTTTTGATAGTGCAGCCATAGGCTCAATCTATGCAAAAGGTCTGACAAAAGCAGATGAAGAAAAAAGAATTACAAAAGTTCCTTATGAATTAGGAATAAAAGTTAATACTTACTGGGATCTTGGTATGGCAGATAAAACTGCTATTTGGTTTGTCCAACAAAAAGGATCAGCTTTTCATATCATTGATTACTATGAGAATAGTGGCGAGAGTTTAGAATACTACACAACTGTTCTTGATGAGAAAAAATATATTTACGATACGCATTACCTCCCACATGATGCCAATGTCAGAGAGCTAGGAACTGGAGTTAGCAGAGTAGAGACTGCACAGTCTTTAGGCATGAGAACTTCCATTGTTCCAAAGCTCTCTGTCGAAGATGGCATTAATGCTGTGAGAATGGTTTTATCTAGGTGTTGGTTTGACTTTGATAAAACAAAACATGGACTCGATGCACTTCGTCAATACAGGTGGGCAGTAAGTGAACGAGGCGAATTAAAAAATAAAACAGTCCACGATTGGACATCACACGCAGCAGATGCTTTTAGATATTTTGCCGTAGGCAATAATCAGTCAAGCGAATGGACAACAAAATTAAAATACAACAACGCAGGTATTATATGAAAAAATCATCTGCTTTAGCTTATGTTGGACATAATGCAAACAATGACAGAGAAGAAAACGATTTTTACCCTACACCAGATAATGCCACACAATCATTATTAGACAGACAAAAGTTTGATGGCAACATTTGGGAGTGTGCTTGTGGTAATGGTGCTATGTCCAAACTAATGATTAATAATGGATATGATGTATATTCATCAGATTTAATTGATAGAGGATTTGGAGAAACAGGAATAGATTTTTTACAATCAACAAAACAAGTTGATAACATAGTAACAAATCCACCTTTTAATTTAGCAACAGAATTTACAACTCATGCTTTTACATTGGCTCGTAAAAAAGTAGTTATGCTTTCTAAAGTTTCTTATTTAGAAGGTTTAAAAAGAAGAGAACAAATATTTAATAAAAGAAAATTAGAAAAAGTTTTAATTTTTTCAAGACGAGTTCCATTTAAAAAACAAGGAGATGAAGTGGCTAGAGGTCTTATGGCTTTTGGTTGGTTTATTTATGATGTTAATTACAATGGATTACCAACAATAGACTGGATTTAAAAAAATAAATGGCAAAATTATCAAAATCAAAATTACTCGCATTAATCTCACAGGAGATACAAAGTTCTCTTGGATTTTATTCTAGTGATTTATCGAAACAACGAGAGAATGCTCTTAAATATTATTTAGGAGAGCCTCTTGGAAATGAAGTGGAAGGCAGATCTAGTGTTGTTTCTCAAGATATTTTAGAGGTTATAGAATCTATATTACCATCTTTAATGCGTATGTTCACGCAATCAGACAAGATGGTTAACTTTGAGCCACAACAAGCTGAAGATGTGCCTTATGCAGAGCAAATAACTGACTACTGTAACTTTATTTTTAATAGAGATAACAATGGTTTTGAGATTTTGCATTCCATGTTTAAGACTGCACTACTTCAGAAGAATGGTTTTTGTAAAGTTTATTGGAAAACATCAAAAGATCAAAAAAAAGAACACTATGAACACCTGGATGAAACTCAATATCAAAAATTATTGATGGATGAAGAGGTGGAAATTGTTGAAGTAGAAGAAATAGAAGAAGATCAAGGAATTTTTTATAACTGTGAGATTAGAAGAGTTAAAGAATATGGAAGATGCCAGATAGATCCTGTACCACCAGAAGAAATACTTGTATCTCCTAGAGCAAAAAATTTAAAAGACTGTAATTTCATTGCACATAGAGTGGCAAAAACAGTCTCCGAACTCATTAACATGGGTTTTAACAAAAAAGATGTGGAAAGTTTGCCAAGTGCAGATGAAGAAGTTTATAATACAGAAGCGATTGTCAGAAAAAGTTACGATAATCCTACAATGGATCTGAATATCTCAACTATTGATCCTTCACAGCGAGTAGTACAAATAACTGAATGCTATATGAAGGTTGATATGGATGGCGATGGCATCGGAGAGCTTCGTAAGATCATTGTTGGTGGTAGTGGCTACAATAATTACATTGTTTTAGAAAATGAAGTCATAAATAAGCTGCCATTTGCTATGTGTGTGGCAATTCCAATGCCTTTTCGGTTTTTTGGTCTATCCATGTACGATTTATTGGCTGATGTTCAGATGATGAGTACAACAATCATGCGAAATACCCTTGATAATATGTATTTTCAAAATAACGCAAGAACAATCGTGGTTGATGGACAAGCAAACTTGGATGATTTACTTACCTCAAGAGCAGGTGGCATTGTTCGAGTTAAATCGCCTAATGCTGTTACTCCTTTGCAGACTCCAAACTTTTTAAATGATGGTTTGGCTATGCTACAAAAGATTGACCAGTTAAAAGAGAAAAGATCTGGAGTTCCCAATCAATTAATGGGTTTAAATCCAGACACAATAAATAAAAGTCATACAACTGCACAGTCAGTTAATCAAATGATGAATAGTTCTACGCAACGCATAGAGCTTATCGCTAGAAGTTTTGCAGATGGAGTAAAAGATATTTTTGAAAATATATTAGCAGTAATTTGTGAGTATCAAGATCAAGAAAGAGTAGTAAAATTACGAGGCGAGTTTATTCCGATGAATCCTCGTGAATGGACAGATCACTATGACTGCACAACGCAAGTTGGTTTAGGTACTGGAAACCAAGACCAACGATTAGAAGTTTTACAACAAGTGTTAAATGTCCAAGAGAAGATGATTCAACAACAAGGCGGAATGGGCATGGTAACACCACAAACAATTTACAATACAATCGAGGCTTACTTGCAAAATAGTGGTTATAAAGATGCAACACAATTCTTTAATAATCCTTCACAGCAACCACCTCAACCACCACAACAAGAAGAAAAACAAGATCCTGCCCTGCAATTAGCAGCACAAGATATAGAAATGAGAAAACAAAAGGCTATGGCAGATGTGGATTTTAAAAATAGAAAATTAGAAGCTGATAATGAATTTAAGATGCAAAAAATGAATCTCGATGAACAAAAACTTGCCACGCAAGTTGTGAAAGAGCAAAATGTATCACAATTGGAAAAAGAAAAATTGGCTTCTAAAATTCTACAACAAGGAATGAACTAATGGTATTTACACCCTTTATGCAAGGATCAGAAGCACAATCAGTAATAAGTGATTATCTTGGTGGCAAACTTAATGCTACACCCAATGTTAATAGTGCAGGTAATTTTCGTAATCCTTTTTTTGATTTACGAACAGAACAGGAGAACGCAGGAACTTTAGATCCTTCAGCCTTATATCCAAATCCTCAAATAGATTTTTCAGTTGAAGATGAAATTATTGATCCATGCCAAGAAGGATTTATGTTGGTTGATGGAATATGCCAACCGATAGAACAGTTTGGTCAATCTATGTATAATGAAAAAGATGATAGAGAAGATCCAGAAGAAAAACCTTATATGTCTATTGAAGATATGAAAAATGCAAATGATTATGAGCTATTAAAATATCTTGATGATGGATGGTTAAAAGGAGATAAATTTAATTCTACTATTGGTGGTAATTTTATGCCTACACAATTTGCAATACCTTTTGGAAAACAAAATCAAATGAGAAGAGATTTTATTATGGATGAATTAACTAGACGAGGATATTCTTTAGGTACACAAGATAAAAAAGGAAATGAACAATTTAATGTTGGTAATGCTTTTGGTTTAATTAGTAATGCAG